ACAGCAGGACCAAGATATGTACGTTGATTCGACGGGGACAGCGGAGGTGCAGGTGCAAGCGCGATGAGACGACTACTGCCATTTCTGGTTCTGTTCTCGTTACCGTGGAGTTCGGTGGTGTGGGCGCAGGTACTCTGTCCCCTATGCGATTGCTCCTTCGATGCGATCTCGGGCTCTACCACTGCCTCGACCGGCGGTAATCTCAATACGAGCATCGCGATCGCAGACCCCGGAGTTCACATCGGAGATTCGGTGCTGTGTCTGGTCGGCTACGACTCGTACCTGCACGGAATTAACGCGATCGATAACACATGGACGAATCTCGGGAATCTGCAACTACCTGATGGCTCGGGCGAATCGTTACTCTTGCAGGTGTATCCGGGATCATATCCGACCGCCAGTTTTCAAAACCTGAGCACTCTGATTGCCGAGAACTGGTCCGCTATCTGCGTTGCGAGTTCGTATCGCGCATCTCTGGATGGCCTCGTAACGAGTCTGGCGAACGCCGCCTCGACCACCGCCTCGGCTCCCAAAGTCGTGATAGACCAAACCCTCACGTCCTTGTTCAACTTCTGCTCGGCGCCGGGGACGATCACCTTCTCGTCGCCTACTCTCGGATCGCTAGTAGCGCAGCAGCACGCTTTCGGGCCGAGCGTGGCTGTAGCCAACAGCCGCGATGCGATTATCTCTCCTACGTCCGCGAACCAGATTACCTTGAGCAGTTCGGCGGTGTCGGGCTGCATATCGGCGGCGTTCAAGTGCGGGCCAAATCCGACGGCGACCGCCACTGCCACCGCCACGCCCACGGCGACGGCAACCGGCGCAACCGCGACTGCGACCGCAACGGCTACACCAACTGCAACCGCAAGTCCTACCGGCTCGATTACTAACATCGTGGTGATCGAAAAGGAGAATCGCAGCTACGATAACTACTTCGGCACCTTCCCGTGTTCGGGCGGACCTTGCGGAGTCTCGACGGCAACCCTGAGTACGGGCGCCACCTACGCGCTGACACGCGGAATGGACACGACCTCGACGGACTTCGACCACGACTACATTCCATTCATCACCGACATCGACGGCGGCTTGATGGACGGGTTCGACAAGGCTCCGTGGTGCACCTCGACGAGCACGCCGCCGTATGGATGCCTGATCCAGCAGGTGCAGGCGGACATCCCGAACTACTGGACGTTGGCGACGAATTACGCGCTCGGCGACAATATGTTCCCCGACATCATCGGTCCTAGTCAGCCGAATCACTTGGCCATGCTGTTCGCGAGTTCGTTCTTCGACATCAGCAATACGTGGAACAACGGCACGACACAGAGCTGGGGCTGCGATGCGCCGCTGAAAGCTAGCGACTGCACGGCGGCGAACGTGCCAGGGCCGCAATGCACTGGCGCGGGAACCTGCCCGACTTGTACGGCGACGACCTCGGCCTACGTTCAACTTCTCGGCCAGACGCCGAATACGAAGTACCCATGCTTCACGCAGACTTCGCTTATGGACGAAGCCGCAACCGCCAGCGTCAGTTTCAAATGGTACGGCGATATAACTTTCGGCGACACCGGCTACTACTGGACCGCGCCGGATGAGTTGATTCGCTTCACTAACGGGACCGCGAACTGGACGAGTCACGTCGTGGCATCCACCCAATTCACCGCCGACGCCGACGCGGGCACGTTGCCGCAAATCTCATGGGTGACACCGGACCTCGCGCACAGCGAGCATCCGCTGGAGGGTATCTGCACCGGCGAGAACTGGACGATGAACCTGCTGAATCATCTGTTCGCAGGGCCGCAGGGAGCGCATACCGCCGTGTTCATTGTGTGGGACGAGAGCGGCGGTCTTTACGATCATGCGAATCCGCCGATCATTCAGAGTGTCGGCGCGAATCGTTTATCGGCTGGTCCGCGCGTGCCGGTGCTGGTCGTCTCGCCTTATGCCCGCGCGACTGGTGGCGTTGCTGCGAACGTAATCCATACGCAGGTGCTATTCTCTTCAATCGTGAGGCAGATCGAAAACCAATTCGGACTGCCACGACTCGGCGGTCACGACTCGACTGTGAACGACATGAGTAGTTTTCTTAACCTGAACCAAACGCCGATCACTTGGACGCCGCTGGTTCAGAGAACAGGTGGATCGTGCGTTACATCGCCGTAGTGCTCATTCTGGCCGGATGCAACCCGTATCGCGGGAACCCCGACGGCATCTCGCAGGAACGGGTGTGGCAGGCGCGGCAGGAGATTTGTAAAGCGGCGCGCACGGGGTCACAGTTGGTGCCAGACGCGGCGATGGGGATGGCGATCTTCGATTACGAGAACGGAGAGTGGGACGACGACGACTGCGTGATTCGTCCGAAGGCCGGGCAGATAGGCAAGCTGCTGGACTTGGGTTCAGCGAGGCCGGATTGGTCGTGAAACGAATAGCACTTATCGCCGCGTTGCTCGCCTTGTTCTTGCCGACGTTGGCGCACGCGCAGAGCGCCGTCGATTCCACGAGCATCGTTCAGCACAAGTCCTGCCCGAACATCACGCCGACCGGCTCGGTGGCGACGTGCGCATTCACGAGTTCACCTGCTGTCGGGAACCTTATCATTGTCATCGGAGCAACGGGCGGAACGAGCATCACTCAGATTATTTCCAGCAATAACGGATCGTGCACGTCGAGGGAGTTGCAGACGGGCCAAAACTCGGGGCAGCAAATCTCCGAATGTACCGTCACTGCGAACGTGGCGACGACGATCACCGACACCCTGTCGTCGGGCAACTTAGTCACCGCCCTTGAAATCATGGAGGTCCACGACACTGGCGGTGTCATCTCTTTCGACGTGGCGGGCGGTGTGAAGAACGGTTCCGCCTCTGCGAACGTGTCCAGCGGTGCGACGACGGCGACTAACAACGTGGTTGACTTCTGCGTGGCCGCGCTCAGTTTCGCGAGCACGATAGCTAAGACGCCCACGGCGGGACCGGGACTGCTGGCAGCGGCGGTGCCTTCGGCGTGGAACACCATCGACAACGACACGACCATCGGGCCGGGGCTGCTGACAGCTAGCACCGTCACGAGCGCATCGGGATTGGCTGTGGCATCGGCTTGGTCGTGGTCAGGCTCGACAGCGAGCACAGGCGGCACGGTCTGCTACAAGGGGCAGGTGCAGCCGACGATTGCGCCGGTGGGGACGCCGACGACGACGACTTCCGTTGCGGGAACGAGTTTCGTAATCAATGTCGCTAGCACGGCGGCAGGAGCGTGTAACCGAATCCAGATATGCGACCCTACTGGGATTTTTATCACTCCTTCTTGTACGGGAAACGGATGCGTCTGTACCCGTGTTCTTGGATCGACCACATGGAATACAACGGGCAGTAAGGCAGTGTTTTTATGTTCTGGCTGTACCGGCAATCCTACGTGCTCATTCGGGATTACTGCGGCGTCCTCCGAAGCAGCATCGGATGCGTTCAGCGGATCGTCCTGCTCGACAGATTGTTCAGGCGCGGGCGATCAGACCGGCAGTAGCGCTACTTCAACATCCAATAGTCTCACTTCCTGTAACCAAGGAGACGCGCTCCTCTATGATGCGTGCAATGCGGGTGCCACTGGCTATTCAAACTCCACCCCGTTGGGGAGCACGTCCACTGTTGGTTCAGCAGTCGGAGTGCCTAATAACTTCCTTGCCTACTATTGGGACACCGCCCCCTCTACTAACACATCGCCCGCACAGAGCCGCACACAGGGCAACGCTACATGGGTATCCGGTGCGGTAGGGCTGGGACCGGCGGTTGCGACTGCAACCGCTACAGCGACGGCCACAGCTACCGCTACAGCCACGGCTACGGCGACTGCCACCGCCACTGCTACCGCGACAGCGACGGCCACTGCAACGGCGACGGCCACTGCAACGGCGACGGTGACAGCCACGCCCACGCCGATCGCTACTCCCACGGCGACCGCTACAGCGACGGGCGGCGCCACTAACCCAACGCCCATTCCGCAATCTCTCGGACAACCCGGCTTCGGCCCGTCACGACCATTAGGTTCTCGACCTGAAGGATTTGGAGGAGTTCTATGAAACGGTTACTTGCTTTCGTCCCCGCGCTCGTTCTGGTCCTTTGGGTCAGCCTCGCGCATAGCATCAGCTATGTCGGGGTCATACCGGGGGGCGCTGGTTCCGCGACGCCCAAAGCTGTCGGCACGGCAACGCCGGTCGCAGTTATCGCGTGCGGCTCCGGCGCGAACTACATCAAATTCAACGTGACGGGCGGCACTGCCGGCACAGACGGCTGCTTCATCACCGTCTCGAGCACGCTTGCGTCGCCGTGCGCGGCCGCGAGTCCGGCACCGAGCGTCAGCCCGCAGGTGGGAGATTTCGCGCCGACTGGCGGCACCTACCCCAGCGCGAGCCCTCTGACATACAACTACGCGAACCAGGTCGGCTCGTACTGGATGAACGGCGAGTGGGATGCCGTGTGCACCGCGGCGAGCATGACGGTGACGCCTGTCACGCTGCCGTAGATGCAACCCATCACCGACATCACGTCTCTGCTGACTTTTGAGGAAGGCGACCGTCTTTTCGTGTACGACGACCAAACCGGCAAGCCGATTACGAAGGGAAGTCATTGCTTCGGCAATCCAACTATCGGTCGCGGACGCGCGTTAAATATCGAAGGCATTTCAGAGGCCGAAAGCACCTACCTGCTCAACAATGACGTGGCCCATTGGCGTGCGGAGTTGGGTCAGTTTTCTTGGTACACCAATCTCGATCAGGTGCGGCGGGACGCAATCGTGAACATGGCGCACGCCCAAGGCGTCGCGGGCGTCGAGGGATATCACGACATGATCGCGGCGCTCGTGAAGGAGCATGCCGAGACGGTGGCGGCGCTACAGGCTCAGGACTGGAAGGCGGCACGGGATGCCGTGCTCACCTCACACTGGGCAGGCGAAGACCCTGAGCGGGCAACCCGCTGCGCCAATATGCTGTGGTCGGGGGTGTATCCTATTGTTTAGGATGGCTTTGGTGGCTAACGTGAGGCCGTGAAGAGGAGGGCCGTGGATAGACCCGAAAACGGACACTGGACGGTCGAGACCCTACGCGAGTTCCTGCTCGACAAGTTCGAGTCGATGCAGCACTTATTCACGACCAAGCTCGACTCGGCGTCGGACCTCTCAAACCTCGCTCTCAATAATTCAAAAGAGGCGGTAGCCAAGGCTGAGAGCGCAAACGACAAGCGCTTCGAGGGACAGAACGAATGGCGCTCTACTATCAACGACTGGCGAACCAGCCTGGCGACGAGGACTGAGATGGAGCAAGTGTCTCAACGGCTGACCGACCTCGTTACTCGATTTGAAAGGTCCGAAGCCGCATCCACCAGACGTGAGCGGGACGATTCGGGAACAAAGGAACAGAAGAATCAGAGCACGCAGATGACGCTCATGGCGGTCGGGATCGTGGTGAGCATCCTGATTTCGGCTGCTGGGTGGTTGCGCAATGTAGGCGGGGGAGCGCCAGCGGTTCCGCAGGTCGTGTACGTTCCAACGCCGCCAGCAACGACGGCTCCAACTGGGAGATAGGAGAACGCAAATGCTGTTACTAACCTGCCTCGTGAATCTCGTGTTTTACGCCATCATCGCGCTGTTCGTGCTGTGGGTGCTCAGTTATGTCCTCAGCATGTTCGGCTTTCCGGGGGTGTGGCCGGGCGCGGGCAATCCGCCAGCCGGTCCCGTGGTATCGCTGGTCTACCTGCTGATTGGGTTGATACTTCTGCTGAACTTTCTCATCTGCGCATTCGGCGGCGGACACCCGATATTGCCGCCTATCTGGACAGGTGAGATGCGCTGATGGGAACAACCGTACCGCTACCGCCGCGTCTTCGCAAAATCCAACAGAGTTGGACGTGGCAAGCCCTTCTATTGCCTATCCTCGTCGGCTTTCTTGGCAGCATCACGCTCCAAGGATGCTTGTCGGACGTGTTCTCGATCTCGATGGCCTGCGTAAAGGGTGCCGTGAACGCGACAATTCTCACCCTGCTTACGTCTTGGGTGAAGGGGCACTCCGCTGGCAGTTCGGACTTCAGGAGCGACGGTACCACGCTGGACGCTGCGCCGAAGCTCAAGCAACTCGCGGACGCCGCCATCGTGATGCAGGCTAAGGCGACCGACCCGACCTCGGCGGTGACGCAGGCAGAGGCAACGCAAGCTGCACAGACGGTGACGCGGGTGGACGCTGTTGTCAGCAACGTGTTGGCGAGCGCGACGACGAAATGAAACGTCGCATCTACGTGCCAGAGGAAAAGGCGTTCCTGATCCGAGAGGACGCGATGGACGACCTCGAAGCGCACGCGGATTGGCTGCGACGGGGCTGCGACCAGACCGAGCAGTTGCGAATATCGGCGGACATCAAAAGGATCATGGCGCGGGTCCGCGAGCATCCCGTACCGCAGAGAACGCGATTAATCGACCCTTAATTTGATATTGGCGGCGAGTCGGCGTAAGGTCAGTGATCGTGGACCGAGACTCTGAAAATACGAAGTTGCTTGAGAAGATTCTCGCGGCCATTGAAGCAGGAAATAAGAAGCTGGATCAGATCGTCACGAATACCACGCCTGCTCCGAGCGACGACATCACAAAACTTGGCGGATCGATTTCTCCGCCCATAAAGAAATAGGAGAACTGACATGGCAATCGGAAAACTCGGAGCGGCAACATCTCTCTCGCAGAATATGTTCGATGACCAGAAGGCAACGTACACGCCTTCACCGACCAACGCGCAGGGCGTAGCGGAAGCATTCCCGACAGGGACCGCGCCGGTCTATGTAGCAGCGCCGGGGACCGCAGTTACGCTCACGCCCGCGACAGACGGCAGCGGCGGCGTGGACATTATCGGCGTCACCGGACAGGCTGGCGTCGAAGTTATCACCGGCACCTACACCAACCCTGACGGCACGGCGGCAGACCCCGTGACGATGACGTTCACGCAGAGCGTTGACCCGGCAGAAGCCGACGTGAAGACTCTCGGCGGATCGATTTCCACGCCTGTAGCGAAGTAGCT